CCGCGCTGCCCCCGACGCCCTGAGCGAAGGGGACTTCGTGTCATGGCAATCCAGCGGCGGCACGGCCCGTGGTCGCATCGAGCACATCATGCGCGAAGGCACCCTCGGCGTTCCCGACAGCTCCTTCAGCATCGAAGCCACCGCCGAAGACCCCGCCGCGCTCATCCGCATCTACCGCGCCAAGCAAGACGGTTGGGAGGAAACGGAAACCCTCGTAGGTCACAAGTTCTCCACGCTCCGCAAAATCAACCCCCTGTCCGCGCCCTCATCCAACAATCACGACGAAGACAATCGCTCCGCCCCTTCCTCCACCGAACAGCGCCCCTACCCCAACGAGCACGCCGCTCGTCTCCTCGACCCCGACCAGTTCGAGCGCTTCCGCCGTAAGAACAACGACTTTGCGCAGGGCATCGACTCGATCTATGGAATCAGTGGTGACGACCCCCTCCGCCTACAAGCACTTCGATTCGATGCCGCAGTGTTTACAGTGAGCGAAGCTAAGACGTGGCTTAGCAATCACGACTACACGCCCATTTTGTTCGAGCCCGCAACAGGTAAGGCCATGACTATCGCCATCGACATCAAATCCATCAATAAGGAGGTCCATCGGCGGGAAGCTCCGCAGGGGCTCCGCGTCGAGGAGCGTACCGACGCCGGCCTTACCTTTAGCTTCAGCTCCGAAGCGCCCGTTGAGCGCTGGTGGGGCCGCGAAATCTTGGTCCACGACGCAGACTCGATGGACCTGGCCCGCATGAACGACGGCGGCGCATGGCTCTGGAACCACAACCGCGATGTTGTGCTCGGCGTCGCCGAAAAAGCGTGGCTCGGCGATGACCGCCGCCTCTACGTCAAAACAAAGTGGAGCCCAAACACCACCGAAAAGGGCACCGAAGAGTACAAGCGCCGTAAGGACATCGAAGCGGGCATCACCCCCAACGTATCCTTCGCCTATGAAATCAACGATGTCCGCGAAGCAACCAACGGCGATTTCCACGTAACCCGGTGGAACGTACTGGAAGTATCGTCGGTAAGCGTGCCGGCCGACCAAACAGTTGGCCTTGGTCGCGCCCAAGGTGACAACGAAAACACTGCCACTCCAGCTACGAGTCCAGCAGCAATTCAAGCGTCAACCACTACACTTGAAGCTAAGCAGACCGCCGAGCGCGGAGCTGACACCCCCCAAGATCCTCCTCCTATGGACACCAACATCAACGTTCAGGAGGTCCAAACCGCCGCTCGGCAATCCGAGCGTGAGCGCGTTTCGGCCATCCGTGCCATGTGCGACCAGCACCAAGTCGGTAACGACCTGGCTGAGCGCCTGATCAACGAAGACGCCACGCTCGATCAAGCCCGCGAGGCCGTCCTCGGGCAGCTGGGTCGCACCCGCAAGGAGTTTCAAGGTCGCGTCCACGACGATGGCGCTGCCTCTATCGGCCTGACCTCTGCTGAGGTCAAGCGCTACAGCCTGATGAACGTGATCCGCCATCTGGCCGATCCGTCCGATCGCGGCCTTCGCGAAGCCGCCTCCTTCGAGCTGGAGTGCTCCAAAGCCGCCGAGTCCAAGCTCGGCCGCGCCGCCAAAGGCATCGTCATGCCTTGGGATGTGATGGCCGCCCCCGCCCAACGCGCCCCTCAGTCGGTCGGCACCGCCTCCTCCGGCGGCTACGTGGTCGACACCCAGCTGCTGACTGGCAGCTTTATCGACCTCGTGCGCAACCGCTCCGCACTGCTCGGCCTCAACGTCACCACCCTCACCGGCCTGGTCGGCAACGTTGACATCCCCAAGAAGACCGGCAGCACCACCGCCTACTGGGTGGGTGAGGACGTGGCGGTCAGCGAGACCAACATCACGCTGGGCCAGCTGTCCATGACCCCCAAGTCGCTCGGCGGCTACGTGGACATCACCCGCCGGCTGATGCTGCAGCAGTCCATGGACGTGGAAGCCATGGTCCGCGCTGACCTCGCCGAGTCGATCGCCCTGGCCATCGACTACTCCGGCGTCTACGGCACCGGTGGCTCCTCCGCCCTCCTCGGCATCAAGAACGTCACCGGCGTGGGTACCGAGACCCTCACCAGCGACGCCAACACCAACAAGTCGATCGGCGGCACCACGTACTACTTCGGCAACTTCGCCGACTACGTGAACATGGAGACCACCGTTTCCGTGGCCAACCTCGACGTGGCCTCGATGTTCTACGTGGGCAACGCTCACGTGCGCGGTGCTCTCAAGCAGACCCTGCGCAACGCGAACAGCGAAATGATGATCTGGGAGAACAACGAAGTCAACGGCTACGGCGCCCGCGTCAGCAACCAGCTGATCGGCTCCAACGTCCTCTTCGGCGACTTCTCGCAGGCCATCTTCGGCTTCTGGAGCGGCGTCGACATCACCGTCGATCCCTACACCAACTCCACCAAGGGCACGACCCGCATCGTGGCCTTCCAGGACGTGGACTTCGGGCTGCGCAATCCCGCCGCCTTCGTGTTCGGCTCCGGTAACGCCTGATGAACTGGTACGAGCTGACAACTGACGTGATGGTTCGTGGCACTCCCCGGTCCACCGGCGAGATCCTCGACCTGAGCGAAGCAGAAGGGCAGCTCCTGGTGGGTCTGGGTCGGGCTAAGCCCGCCCAGGCTCCCCAAGCCTCCGCCCCCAGCCCGGCTGCTCCCGCCGTGGCCGATTCCACGGACGCGCAGGCCATCGCCCCCTCCCCCAAGCCGGCGACGCGCCGCCGTTCACCCGCCCCCACCGCTCCTGACTGACCATGGCCCTCAACCAGCGCAACTTCGAGGCGCTGCAGCACTTCGCTGCTTACGCCCCCGCCACCGTGACCGCCACGGGCGCGGCCACCAGTGTTGACCTCCTCGGCTACGACGGCGACGTGGTTTTCGTCATGCAAGCCACCGCCGCTGGCGCCTCTGCCGGCTTCAAGGTCCGCCTTGAGCACAGCGACGAGAGCGCCAACAACTTCACCGCCATCACCGGCGGCGCCTTCGACGACATCGGCAACGCTGCCTACCTCGGCAAAGCGACCATCTCCAAGGACGACGTGAAGCGCTACGTCCGCGTCAACGTCTACGAAAAAGTGGGCACCGCCAGCTCCGTGATCTCCGTGGTCGGCCTCGGCGTCAAGAAGTACCAGTAAGCTGCGTCGCTTCCGTCCTCAGCCGCTAAGCCTCCTCTTTTGCGAGGCCTAGCGGCTTTTTCATTCCTACCGCCATGCTCACTGACGACCCCTCCATCTACCTAGCCGACTTCGGCGTGGATGTCGTCGCCGGTTCCACCACCGGCCAGGGCATCCTCGACATGCCCAGCGAGTTGATCCTCGACGGCCAGGTAATCAGTACCGATTACACCCTTACTTGTGAAGCGTCTAAGTTTGGTGGTTTACTGTACGGAGCACAACTAAGCGTAAATGGTGTTCCATACACCGTAAGAACCACCACTCTACTTACCGATGGTGCGTGGGTACAAATCTGCCTACAGCGCGATCTCGAAACGCCACACACCACTTCTCTTACGTCTATCGACGCTAATGGTGCCGCTGGCACAATCACCAATCTTGGCCTAGTTCAGCTCGACCCAGACATCGACGGGGGTAGCGCTCCTACCACCTACATTGATGGAAACACAGTCGATGGTGGAGCGGCATGAGTAGCATCGCCCGAGTGCGGCCACGCGGCGATACCGCCGCCAATTGGGCCTCTACCAACCCCGTCCTCGCCTTACGCGAACTAGCTATCGAGACTGATACCCGTCGCATCAAGGTTGGCGATGGCACCACCACCTGGAACGCCCTCCCCTACTACCTAAGCGGCGCCGACGTTCGCGGCCAAGCCAGTCGCATGACCTCCGGCACTATCGCCATCGCCACCGCTGGCGCCTACGTCTCGACCGGCCTCACCGCCACCTTTGACAGCACCACCGCCAGCGGTATGACGCTTGGCACCACTGACCTCTTTGCCCTCAAGAACACCAGTGGCGCTACCAAGCTGCTGCGCTTCTACGCCAGCATCGACGCCACTGCTGGTAACAACCACGTCCTCGGCATCAAACTTGCCAAAAACGGCACCCTCATCGACGCCTCCGAGTGTCGCGCCTACTCCGCCAGCGGAAACGCCATTGCCAAACTGGCCACCAGCTGGATGATCTCTGTAGCCGCCAACGAGGAAGTCAGCGTCCGCATCGCCAACATCAGCGACACCACTACCCTCGACTTCCAACGCGGTCGAATCGTGGCCACCGAAGCCAGGAGCTAAGTGTCGTGACTACCAAGCGTGAGCAGATCCTAAGCGCATTGCACACTGCGCTTGCTGGTACTACTGGCGTGGATACACGCATCTACCGCAGCCGTGTCGAACCTCTTACCCGCGCCGAATCCCCTGCACTCGTCATCGAGCCCGATACCGACACACCTACCCAGAACACATCCCTCCCCACTCTCGACCATTCCCTCAACGTCCGCATCGTCATCATCATCCGAGCCACAGTTCCCGATCAAGCCGCCGATCCCATCATCGAATCGCTCCATGCCAAACTCATGGCCGACCTGAGCCTGGGCGGTCTGACCATCGACATCCAACCAGGCCCCACCAAGTTCACCTTGGAGGCAGCCGATACCCCTGTAGGCGTCATCTACTGCACCTACCGCGTCCTTTACCGCACCTCCGTAAGTAGCTTGGCGGCCTAAGTTGCGGTGGTGCGCTGCTATTCGTCCTAGTTAGTGACTTAGCAGTACCGCGAAGCAGTACAACCCTCACCGCCTACCATACACTTACCTGCCAAAGGCTTATGCCGCGCTCTACGGCACCCACGTCTGCAGACGATTCAACATTTTCTGCTGACGACGAATCGCTTGATTCTCCCGTGCTCACCGACACCACACCTAGCGTCTCTGCTAAGCGTGAGGCTAAGGATGTTGCAACCACGCCTCTTACACTTGAAGAGGACTACAGCGGCCAAGGTGGCACCTACATCTTGGACTCGGCTACAGGCATCCGCACCCTTGTCGAGCGGACGCTGCCCCATTCCCCTCAGCGGTGATTCACGATGCCCCTCCTTACACGCAAACGCCTGATTCTGGCGAAAACGGAATCCACCTACGGGACGGACAGCACCCCCGGCGGTGCCGACGCCATCCTGGTGCGCAACCTGGAAATCACTCCGATGCAGAGTGATGTGGTGGGCCGTGATCTGGTTCGCCCCTACCTGGGCGCATCTGAGCAGCTTCTGGCCAACACTCGCGTTCAATGCACGTTCAGCGTTGAGATGGCAGGTTCCGGCACCGCCGGCACCGCTCCGCGCTACGACTCCGTGCTGAAAGCGTGCGGCCTGGCTGCGACCACGATTACCCCCGCCGTAACTGGCACCGCCACCGCAGGCGCCAGCAACAGCATCACCCTTGCTGCTGGGGCCAGCGCCACCAACGACTTCTACAAAGGTCAGATCATTCGCATCACTGCCGGCTCCGGCGCCGGCACGATCGCACTGATCACCGCCTACGTCGGCTCGACCAAAGTTGCCACGGTTCGCCCCCTTAGCGGCGCGGTCACGTTCAGCAACACCAGCGTCTACAGCATCGACGCTCAGGTGGTCTACACCCCAGTAAGCAGCTCGTTTGGCTCGGCCACCATCTACTACAACATTGATGGTGTGCTTCACAAGCTGACCGGTTGCCGGGGTACCTTCACCCTCAACCCCCAAGTTGGTCAGATCCCGTCCATCGACTTCACGATGACCGGCATCTACAACGCCCCCACCGACACCGCTGCCCCAACCGTCACCTACGCGGACCAAGCCACCCCGCAAATCTTCAAGGCAGGCAACAGCGGCGCTTTCACCCTGCTGGGCTACAGCGGTTGCCTCCAGTCCGTCTCGATGGACCTTGGCGTCACCACCGTCTACCGCGAACTGGTGAACTGCACTAAGCAGGTGCTGATCACCGACCGTGCTACCACCGGTACCGTCGTCATCGAAGCTCCGACCATCGCTGAGAAGGACTATTTCACCGCCGCCCTCACGGACGGCACCCTTGGTGAGTTGTCCTTCATCCACGGCAACACTGGCGGCAACATTGTCGCTCTGCAATCCAGCCGCCTCGACATCGGCGACCCGTCCTACTCCGACCAGGACGGCATCCACATGCTGTCCCTGCCCGCCACCTTCGTCCCCTCGACCGCTGGTAACGACGAGTTCCGCCTCGTCTTCGCCTAAGCCGCGCTGCAGCCACGCAGCGCTGCAGCCACGCAACTTAGCCACGTAGTTACGCAGCCCCTTAGAGCTGCTTGCCTACGTGGCTTTTTCATGCCTACACTGAACTTACCCACATTTCAACGCAACCCCTTATGGCGTTTGTTCGCAAGAAGGTCAGCACCTTCAAGTGGCCTGTCACTGTTCAAGAGCCTGCCGATGGTGGTGCTTTCGATCCCAGCACGTTTGAGGCCACCTTCAAACGCATGGGCCGTAAGGAGTTCACCAAGCTCAGCACCAAGGGCGATCTGCCGCTGCTGAAAGCACTCGTCCTCGACTGGTCCGGCATCAAGGAAGAAGACGGCACCGAAATCCCCTTCTCCACCGAGACCCTCACCGAGTTTGTTGACGACCCTTACTGGGTGCGCGGGGTCCTGTCTGCCTACACCGACACCTTTGAGGGAGCCCGCGAGGGAAACTGAGAGGCGCCGCTGAGTTCTGGGCCGGCGGTAAGCAGGTCGAAGACAAGACCGTAGATGACGCGGCTGCCTTCGGCCTCGACCCCGCCTTACTTTCCTCGTCGGCCTCCTCCCCCTCCGATTCCGCTACTACCTACGAGGTCTGGGACGAAAACTGGGACACGGTGCTTATGTTCTTGCGTATGCAAACGCAGTGGAACACCACCATGGCGGGCTACCTCGGCCTCAAGTACGAGATCCTGCTTATGCCTGGCGGTTTCTTCGATCTATACTGCGTTGAGGACCGCGTTGCCATGCTTGAGGATCTCCGACTCATGGAAGGCGCCGCGCTGAGCACGCTCAACAAGAAGGAGGAGGACTAGGTGGCCCAGACTGTTGAGGATATTGTCTTACGCCTTGGTATCAAGGGCTTCGACAGTCTCGACAGTGTTCGCGGTGCTTTTCGGCAGCTTAGTCGCGTTACTCAAGCCTCCGAGCGTGACATTACACTCGCCCGCGAGGCTATTCTTAATTACGCCGATGCAGGTAAAGTTACTACTCGTATAATTGATGCACAAATTGCTGGCCTTAAATCCCTACAAGGCCAGGCTGTAATAAACAGTCGTACCTACACGCAACTAGGTGCCGACATTAGCACGCTTAAAGCCCGGTTTACCGAAGCCACGCAAGAAGTGGCTCGTCAAACAACAGTCCTCGACCGCCAGGGCAGTCGCGTATTCGGCAGCAGCGTCGCCTCGGTCAAGCGCTACACCGAATCCCTCCGCTCCACTCGCACAGAACTGGCTGCCACATCCCGCAGCATCAACGCCACCACGGCTGACGTTGACCGGCTCAACACCAGCCTCAAAGCCGTAGACAACTTCAAGCTCGACATCAACGTCGATACCACCCAAGTAACGCAAGCACGCGGCAAAGTCGCCTCCGCCTTCGCTTTCTTTAAGCGTATGACCGAACAGGCGGGTACGCCTGTCGGAGCCACGGGGCGGATATTTGAAGGTATTACTGCTGGTGTTCTTGCGGGACAGGCTACTGGCATCGGTACGGCCGCGTTCGGCGGCGGCGCATCTGCTCTTGCCGGCCTTAGCGGACGGGTGGCCGAGCTGCAGACTGGACTTAACAAACTCAGTGGTCTATTTGGCGGCGACCTGGGGAATAAGGTACTTGGTGGTCTATCTAAGAATCTTGCCGAAAGTTCTGCGCAGTTCGCTAATTTTCAGAACCGTATAGAGTCACTTAGCGAGATTGCTAATAGCTTTACCTCAGCGCTTAGCGGTATAAGCCCCACCGCTGCTGTAGCCACAGGATCCGTAATCACGGCCATGGCGTTTATGCGTCAACGCGTAGGCAACGAGCTGGACGCTGTACGTGCCGACATCGACGCATCGTTTACCGCAATCACAGACGACATACAAAAGCTAATCGTCGAACTTTCCCGCCTAGGCGACTACATCGGTCGCATGTCGATGGCGGAAATCGGGCAGCAGCTGAACCGCGCCCGCGAAGCCTTTGCAAGTGTTCCGGCAGGTAGCCCTCGCAGCCGTAGCTTTGCCTCTCAGATCGCCGGCCTGGAATCCGTGCAGCGCGGTGAGGCCCGCGCTCAGGCCACTGTCCTTGAAGAATACCGCGATCGTGTGCGCGGCTCCTCCGTAACCGTCGAGGGGCTCAACGAGCGTCTGCAGTACCTCCAACAGCGCATGGCCGGCGTCAACCGTGCCACCGCCGAGGGTACCGAGGAGTTCCGCAGTCTGGCCGCCGAGGCCACACGCCTCCAGACCCGCATCACCGAGCTGGGCCGTATGCCCACCAACTACGCGGTCTTCGCCATCCGGCAACGCATGGCAGCGCAGCGCGAAACCTTAGCGCAAAGTGGCTTCGGTGCCTTCTCCAGCGAAGTTCGCCAACGCTACGAAGGTATCGGTGGTGTGACTGGCGAGCGCCAGGCCGCCGCTGTGCGCGAAGTTCAGGAAGCCTTCGGCAAGTGGGAAGAAGCCTACGACCAGATGTTGCAAGTGGTCCGCGACCACGAAACTGCTAAACGTGCCATCGAAGAGCAGGCTAATCGCGAACATCAAGCTCGCCTAGATCACAACGCTGTAGTTGAGCTGGCTAAGAAGAAAGCCGCAAACGATGCACTCTTAGCGCAGTTTGACGCAAGCCTAAAGCAACGCGATCTTGTTGCCCGCCGCCACAGCCTTATGGCCGAGGCGCTTGGCGTAGACGGTGGGCGTGAGCTGTCACCTCTTTACGAACGGGTTGTGGGGCTGTCCTCCTCCAGCCTACGCCGCCAACAAGCCTTCATGGGCAAATCGCCCGCCGAGGTCTACAACGACATTGTTGCCTCGTTCGAGACGGGCTCCCGCACCAATCTGCTTGACAATCGCAGTCAGCAGGTTGGCGAAGGTATAGCTCAGGGCATCGTCAAGGGCGCCACAGACAGTGATACACTTAAGAAAGGAAGTAAGTCGCTTGTTGATAAGTACCTTGACTTTATCTTCGGTGATTGGGATATTCATAGTCCTTCGGGCGTAAGTAGGCGTGAGGTCGGTGAACCTATTGGGCAAGGCATCGTCAAGGGAACCGTAGATGCCATCAAGGCTGGCCGTAAGCAGATCCAAGCTGCCATTCAGTTTGCGCTGGGTAGTCCTGCCAAGGCTCCGCTGCCTGGCGGCCTAGGTGGTCCGGTATCAGACGTAGCGGACAAGCTGCAGAACTTCCTTATTCGTTCGAGTGCCCGCCCCTCTGCCACTCTGCCCTTTGCCCGTCTTCTCGGCGAGGGCGTTACCAACTCAGCGGCACTACCCCTCGCCACCTACCGGCGTGCTTACGAGCGTGGTGGCATTGTTCCTCCAACGTTCCTACCTGTAGAGCAGCGTCGCGGGTTGCGCGGCACCGCCGGGATCCCCGGCGCAGGCTTGGAGGAGGTGATTCGCGCCGAAGCCATGCGAGCCGTAGGCCGCACCGGTGCGTTCGTTGGTCCCTTGGCTTCCGCCCTTCGTCGTGAGGTGCTGCAGCCCGTCACGCGGCTTAGCGGCGCCGTGCCTGGCATTTCGCGCCCGTCCAGCGGCGCCACCGCGCTTCCTGTATTCGGAACGCAAGCGCCTGCGCTGCGCCAAGCTCCAGGCATTTTCGCCCCCTATGACCTTGGCAGGTTCCAGACAGATGGACCGCTTACCCGAGGCGGGCAAACCTTTGGTCGTGCAGCCGCCTCGTCTTCTCTGCGCGAGGCGCTCATCAAGTACCGAGCCGCCACCGACAACTTCTGGAACGGCGAGACCGGAACCTACGAAACGCTGCGGCGCATCATCAGCGCTTCGGCTCAGGTCGGCGCCAGCAAGCTCGCCCGGAACCTAAGCGAGTCGCGTTCCCGTAGTGCCGCCCTAAGCAGCGCTGCAAGCACCCTTATTGATCGTGTGACCAGCCCGCTCGTCACACTGCGCACCAGCATCCAGACCACCGCGCAGCAGGCCGGCACCAAACTGCGCAGCCTCGACATCGAAGCAGTCAAGAGCGTAGTCCCCACGGCTAAACAGCTTGTTGACCAGACCTTGGCACCTATCAAGACGCTGCGCACCAGCCTGAGTACCGCTCTGCAGCAAAGCACCACCAACCTCAGGGAGCTTGGCAGCCTGGGCCTTAGTGGCCTGTCCTTTGGGATGCGTGGCCGTGGTGGTACACCTCCCGCAGGCGGCGGCGGCAACTTGCCGCCCACGCCGCCTAGTGGTCCTGGCGACAGTGGTGCCGATCGCGGCATGGACCGCTTGAACACTCGCCTGCGTGAGTTCGGCCCGCTTAGCCGGCGGTCGATCAGCGACCTGCAGGATCTGCGCTCGGTGCTTGACGAGCTACAGGCCTCGCTTTCCCCCCTCGATTCCGACTACGCCGCGCTCAATCGCCAGATCGACAAGCAGACGGCTGCAATCGACAGGCAATTGGAACGCCGCGACCGAACCCGCCGCCGTCCCCTAAGCGGTATGCAAATGGCCCAAGGCGTCGGCGCCGCACTAAGCGGGGGGATCTTCGGCGGTCCCGAGGGTCTTATCGGCGGTCTTGGCGGCTTGGCCTTTGGCGGTGTCGGCGGCGCGTTTGCGGGTGCCGCCGCCGGTGCGCAGGTCGGTATGTTCCGTCAGCAGCTGGCGGGCTTTGCGGACTATGCCGCGTCGCTCGACAAGATGAAGATCGCCCTGCGTGGCATCGTCAAGGACCAGGCCTCCTATAACACGGTGCTCGCTGCCGCGAACGCCGCTACCCGCGAACTCAACGTCCCCCAAGAAGCCGCAATCGGCGGCCTGACCCGCCTTAGCGCCGCCATCCTCGGCGCCGGTGGCACGGTCAACCAGTCCACCTTCGCCTTCCGCGCTCTTACCGAGGCCGTCACCGCCACCGGAGGCAAGGCCGAGCAGGTAGATGGCGCCATGCTCGCCCTCACGCAGGTCTTCTCCAAAGGCAAGGTAAGCGCCGAAGAACTGAACCAGATCGCTGAACGCCTC